ATGAATAAGATAATAGGATTAGCAGTATTGCTGCTATGCGTTTGTGGCTGTGCGAAGGATGATGATGCGATTTATTATCCGGTAGGCAATGTGGATATTGAAAGGGGTGATGTCGCTCTGGAAGATGGAAAGGGAGAATTGGTAGCCGGGAGTTATAATGAGGAAGATTATGTGCTGGATACGCTGGCGCAGTATCCGGGAGATCCTACTCTTGGCAAACTGACGTTTATGATTGATCTGAAGAATCAGTTGGCGAGACAGGAAGCTGGCGGATTTAACGGAATCGGCAAATCGGGATTGACAATGAGTCTGGGATATAAGAATGGTGACTATCCGTCGGAAAGTCAAATACCTGTTTATACTTCTCCTGATGTAACTGCTGCGTATGCGGTTAAACTCCGTTTAAAAGGGGAGCTTGCTTTGGCAGGAGATGAATGGATGATTGATTACATTTATGTGCAATTGGCTGGCTTATTTCAACCTTATCCGCCTGCGTCCTTTCCTGAAGTGTTTATGTGTAAAGGTGGTGAGCAGCCATTTGCTGCTTTTGACTCTTTTCGTAGGACTTGGACATTTGATATTACTTACAGCCGTTCCGGTCTTTCTTTCAGTCAGTTATATTTCAATTTATTCTTGAATTTGGCAGGGCAGAAACGGGAAGAGAGAATTAGGTTGAGGATTGATAAAGAATCTTTCTTTGAGGTGTATAAATTAAACGAGGAAATGAATTGATTCATTTCCTCGTTGTGTAGTGGGTACGAGAAGTATTTGATATAGAATTGTTTAGAGTAGTATAGATATAAGCCTCCTATCATGATTTATCATAGATTTATTTAGAGGTAATGAGAAATAAATAGTCCCCAATTTGGTCCCTGATTTTTGTGATAAGGACTATTTTTTGTTGAATAAATCCATTGCATCTTTTTTAGCTTTGTCCGCAATGGCTATGTATGGTTTCATAGTCCGGTAATCTTCATGTCCAGTCCATTTCATTACAATTTCAGGGGCAATACCTAACATGATGGCATTGCTTATAAAAGTCCTTCTTCCACAGTGTGTGGTCAGAAGCTCGTATTTCTTATAAGTTTCATCATATCGTTCCCCTCCTTTATAATAAGTGATAGATACAGGTTCATCTATGCCGCATAATTCTCCTAACTCTTTAAGACTGTCATTCATCTTTTGGTTAGATATAACAGGGAGAGCTAAATTATCTTCGTATGTTTCGTCTTTATATTTCTCTAATATTGCTTTTGAATAGTCGTTTAATTCGATCCTTAATGCCTCATAAGTCTTGATAGTCGTTACCTGTATGTGATCTTCAAATACGTTTGTCCTTTTAAGATTTGCAACGTCTGAATATCTTAATGAAGTAAAGCAGCAGAAGCAAAATACATCTTTCACTTTTTCTAGGTGAGAACAAGTTATAGGAGCCTTGAAATTATATACCGTCATTAGTTCTTCCCATGTAAGGTAAACGATGGTATTCTTTACCTCCTTCAATTTGGGCTGAAAGGTTGTAAAAGCCATTTCTTTGTTATATCCTTTATTGGTAGCCCACCGGAGAAACCATTTTAAATTGTCTAGGTTCTTTCTTATACTGGAATTCTTTAATCCCTTTTTCTTTGAATTGACTTGTATCGTTTGCAGGTAGTCAACAAATTTGGAAAGCCCTTTCTGGGTTAAATCCTCAAACTCTAACTTGGGAGCAAAGTCTTTCAGCCTACGTTGTATTGTTCTATGCTCTTTGTATGTGGATTCACTCCATTGGCTTTCGTGACCTTGTTCTATCATAAACTCTATATGATATTCAAAAATAGTCCGTTCCGGCTTCACTTTTTTGCCGAGCCTTTGGTTAAACTCATTCTTAAATTCTTCGGGATTTGGAGATATGTTTTGCTGTTCGAAATAAAAAAAGACTGTATCGCATATATCCTGATATTTTTGAATATCCCTATTAATAATAGAGGAATGCGTTTTCTTAACTCCATGAGTTGTGTTATTCTTGCATCGCTGTGCATCTGATATCCATTTGTCTATGTCTATACGATGCCCGACATTGAAAGCAACAATATTATCGTTCCATCTGATTCTGTATCGAAGCTTAGCATCAGACTTGTCTTTCTCTTTATCTAAAAGGAATATGCAGTTTCTCTTGATATTCATAATTGGGCTAATACTTCATCTATAAATAACGAACGGTAATGAGGACATTCTAGTACTCCCTTTTGCTTTGCTTCCCGGTAAACGGCTGAAAATAGCTTTGCTTTTTCTTTTTCGGTGGTTGGTGTATCTGTTATTGGTGTGACTAGGAACCGGCACCCCCAACCTTTGTTAGTATGGGGGCAGTGGTGTCCGGTTGTTCGGTTGTGCGAGCAGATTTTAATGAGTTGATTCATTATTTTTCTTTAATAATAAGTTGGATTGATTCTTTCCCTTCAAGGTAATCAAGCCAAAGGCAAACTCTAATATTGGAATTTTCCCATACATAAGACGTATATAAATCTCCAGTTGCACTACTTACTTCTTTTTCATTAGACTCTGTTGGTAAGAATCCTAATATCTTATCAGTCTTATCTTTTAAAATTTGACCATTTTTATAGAACTGTTCTTTTGTTAGATTTTCCCATGTGTAAACTCCCCCTTCTTGTTTTGGGGCTTTCCCAATGACAGTTGTGTATTCAGATACTAAATTTTCTACTTTGTTTCCACATGATGTGATGATTAAGCAGATAGACATTAATACAAAAATAAGTTTTTTCATAATCTTGTGTTTTTATTGATTAATATAATTGATTGTTGTTTATTCTATAACAATGCTAGTAATTTGTTATTTAAATGCTGAATTTGGCTAAACTTTTTTCTTTCAATGTTTGTTGATTTCTAGCCTTTGAAAAATAAACTTTAACCTAATACCTTACCGCCTATTGCCTATTAGCCTTTAATAAAGATATTAATTCATCCTTAGCATTAATAGTATCATCCTTAGATTGTATAGTTACATCCTTTTCCGCAATAATCCGCTCTAAGTCCTGAATACGCTGTTTTAGCTTATTGATTTCTTCTAAGTATTCGCTTGGCTCCGTCCGGTATATTTCAACCTTTCCATTAGGATTAATAATTTTTTGGGTGCCGGATTCGGGCATTTTTACAGAAATATGAGTATTTCCAACATTAGAGTATGAAGATTGGTTGTCTCCACTTCCCTGTGAACCGTAGTTGTCTCTGCCTGCGGTGTTTTGGTTTATCATGTCTCCTTCTCCTGTAATAAGCCAATTATAATCGAACATATTATCGTATGCTTCATTGAAACGCAATAAAAAGTTATTGGTGAGATATTTGTCGTCTCCATTAAAAGCACGAGATACATTTGTCTTATTGACTCCCATTTTATTTGCAACATCTTGTTGTGTATGTGCCTTTCCTGTATTACGCAAATAATCAAAAGCCTTTTTAAGAGTTTCTTCTTTCATATACCAACTGTTGTTAGTGTTAAATATAGTTATAATACCAATAATAGTTTGTATGATGTTTGTAATACTAACAAATGTTTGTATCTTTGCAACATCAATCAATCAATCAACGCAAAGTAACGAAGATTGAACGAGAAAAGCAAATTTTTTACATAACTAAAAATAGGTAAGACGATGAACGCATTTACATTTTTGACAGAAAACGGAAAATTCAATAACAGTGAGATAATGAAACACGCTCACATCTTGAAGGCGTATCGTCGTATCTCTTTAAGTGAAGCATTGAAACAGGCTTGGTTCTTGGCAAAGAGACAGCAGAAGGAATACAGAAGAGCTGAAGAGGATAAAAAGTCATATAAACCGAACTTTCCTAAAAAAGAAGGTAATGTGTTGAAAGCATTCTTTGCTGACAAATATACTAACTACGATAGTTCTTGGAGATAAAATATAACCCGTAAAAAGGTAGTCTGATAATCCGACATAAAGCACCTACGACAATCAGCGCTGTGAGTAAGGGAAACCAGTCGGACGGGGTATAAAAGCTTGCGTAGACGTAGAGAATATTCTACGCAAGTACAATTGGTTAGTTCTTTGACATCTTGGTTCATACGAAAAGAAATTCAACCGTAGCAGAAATGCCGTGACCAGTTGAAGGTTCGAATTAGTAACGTATATCACTTGGAAGTCCGAAAAAACGTCTTTATCAGTAAGCATATAGCAGTTAGGCGAGCTATAACGCTATCTAAGTGATTCAATATATTGCCCGTCCGGTCTCGATACCGGGAACAATCCGTAGAAGGTATGGCGGGCACGAACTTTTAATTCAATATTTATATGAAAGATAATGGATATGTTATAATATTGGAATTATTCGCTATTATATTACTTCTTATACTTGTAAATATAAACCTTTCTGAAATATGCGACATTATATATCAGTGAATATCAATTAACTTTTAGTTGTGTTTATTGTGTTTTGTGGTTTTAGGTGTACGGTCTGTGAAGATAGTGCACCTTAATATTTCGTTTTAACTCGATTAAGTCCTGTATCTAACGTGATACAGGCAAACGGGCAGTTAGTTTCACTTGGTTAGAACGCATCCGCACGGATGAAAAGGCGGTTCAAATCCGCCACTGTCCACTTCTATAATAATCAAATAATTAATCTTATGGCAAAGGAAATGAAAACAATAACCAGTGATTGGGTAGATTCTATTTCAAAACTGAAAGTAAAAGAAAAAGCCAGAATTCCTGATAGTGGATACGATTGCGTTATGAGTTCTGCTCGTTACAGATTAAAGCGGAAAGGAGTTGAGATTAAACGTGATGGAGAAAAGTACTTTATAGGAAAAGAATTGTTTTTTAACATAAAACGTATTTCGTGATGGAAACTTTAACTCAATGTGAGTATCAAGTAGCTCATGAAGTAGCAAAAGGTCATACACCGGAGGAAATAGCCGATTTCCTAAAGAAGTCAGTTTGGACTATAAGAGCGCAAATACGGGACATTCATAAGAAAATAGGCATTAATAACAATGTCGAGCTTACTTTATATATGCTATGTGATAGGGCAAAAAGAAATTTCGATTTGAAAGAAATACGAAAGCATGGAATTGAGATATTCTTTTCTGTGTGGTTCTTCATATTAGCTATAACTCCTAATTTCCAAATGGACATGAGAAGGTTAAGAATGCAACGTAAAGTGAGGGTGTCGGTACGTACAATGAGCGCAAGAAGAAATAATAACGATTTGATAATAACTAGCATCAACTATGCTGCATAATAAACATTACCATGAAAAAGTTGATAATTAATATTATACTAATTAACATCTTGGCTTTGCCCTGCATCCTTACCTTTAATGATGTAAATCAAGATACAGGAGAATGGAATTATACTATTAATCTGATAGGTATTGTATATTCAGTTTGGTTTTATAATTCCATTTTAAAACCAATATTTAAACCATATTTCAGAAAGGAAGAGTAATAATGATTGGAGTAGAAAGAATATTAGATGATACCCCCCTGTTTAAACTAACAGTTGGGGAATTAAAGGCATTGCTTCAAAATTCTATGTTGGGACAAAATATAGAAAGACAGAAAAAGTTAGTCTACGGATTACAAGGGTTGGCTGATTTATTACATTGTACTAAAAGGCATGCCTCAAAAATAAAATCTTCTGGGATATTGAATGAAGCAATCAAGCAAAGAGGAAGAACTATTGTAATAGATAGTGAGCTAGCTTTGGAATTATTCGGAAAACGTAAATAGCCATTAATATCCCGGTGTCCGTTGGTTCGGTATCTAGGAGCAATCTTTTTTGAATTAAACTTTTCGGGAGCGTCGGTTCGTGAGGATAGACGCTTTATTTATTTGATTAACCACTTTAATAATATAAGATATGAAGAGAAAAAGAAAATTTCCACAACAAGTAGCAAGATTTTTCAATCCGCTAAAATCAATCGTCATTGAGTTTGACGAAAGAAGAAAACATGTGAACATGGGTCAAAAAGGAACTCATCAATATGAGAAGTCTAAAGAAAGAAGTTATGTAATCGCTTATGACGGTGGTGGAACTGCTAAAAGGGTACTAGATGAAAATGGTAAAATTGTTTATAAATAATGTAGGTAAGATATGAAAGAAGAAAAAGGATTAGCTATTAGCGAAAAAGAATCTGTATTTGGAATTCAAACAGCAGATTTGACAAAAGACAATCTTCCTTCTTTGGATGATGCCCAAGAACTTCCAATAGACTTGTGCGGTAATTATTGGTCTCCAGAACAGGCTGGAGAATTCAAGAAAATCTTTTTTGTAGAAATCAAACCACAAAAGGTATTGAGTGCTACCAATCCAGATGAGTTAATAGATTTGGATTGTGCCTTCTTCTTGGAAAGAAAGGCGGACGGAACAGTTCAAACTATAACCAACGGTTCCAGAAGATTAGTTGGTATTTTGGAACAGTATATTGAGAATGGTTCTCTTAAAAAGGGAACTCCTCTTAAAATCACGTACATGGGCAAAAGGAAGAATAAAACCAATAATTTCCAGTCAGACAATTGGTCTGTCAAACCCTTGCTTATAAACTTACCTGTTGCTGGCTAATGGAAGCTTTTGACTTGAATGGATTTGCAGAAGGGGAAGAACTCAACCCTTCTGCCTATAATCCAGAAGATTATCCCACCAAAGAAGAGATGCTTGATTTCATATACTCAAATTCTCACACCCCCCCCGTTAATATTGATTTGAAAGAATTAAGCGTTAACGGACTGGTTAAGCGAGATCCAATGGAGATGTATTTGAAAAGCAAGCATATTTCTTCTTCTAACCTCAAAAATGCTCTCAAGACTCCTCGTTCATTTTACTATGACTATGAAAGGGTATTTGAGGAAAAAGAAAAGCCCTGCTTTCAATTAGGGACATTTGCTCATATGGCATTCTTGGAACCACGTTTATTTGAGCTTGTAAAAGTAGAACCTAAATATAGTCAATCATCCAAAGAAGGAGTGCTTGGAATGATTAAGTTCTACAGTGATTTGCTTTCAAATGATAAAAATTATATTCTAGATTCTGAAGAAGAAATACCTTCTGAAAAATGGAATTTTAATGACTTGAAAGAGTATCGTGACTACAAAAAACAGAAATGCATAGACTTGGGATATTCCTTTATCAGTGAAGATATGAGCATGATAATAAAAGCTCTTGAAAGAAACTATTATTGGTATGGTGGTGGCATCATTCCACTATTATTAAAAGGGGCTTATTCAGAAGTATCTTTTTATGGTAAAGATGAGGAAACCGGATTGGATGTACGGGTAAGACCAGATTATTTCAATATAGCAGAAAATATCGGCGTAAACGCTGTTATTTCATTTAAGACCACACGAGCCGATGACCTCGGTAAGTTCTACTATGATTGTGCCAAACTCAAATACGAACTTTCAGAAGGGATGTATCAGGAAGTAATGAGCAGTATCACCGGAAGAAACTTCAATGTAACTATTATGATTATGTTACAGACGGTTGAGCCTTTCGATGTCGCTGTATTGTTTTGGGCTCCTGATGATTTGGCAAATGGGAAATACAAATACCACTATGCTCTTTCAATTGTAAAAGACTGTTTTGATAAGGACTGGTTTCCAGGATACGATGCCAAGGCAGAAGAAGGCGCTAGGGGTATTATTGATATGCAGCTCCCCGAATGGAGTAAAAAAATGCTTCATCCAGTTGCTATTGATGATTTTGAATAATTAACTAAAATAAAAAAACTATGATTGATTTAAAAGACTACTCTCCAGAAGAAATTCAATTCAAACTTCCAACAACTGTAAAGTTTCCAGAGGTCATATTTCCTGATTGCGTCTGCATGGATGATATAAAAAAGAAACTGGCAGAGAACTTTATTGCCATTCAGGAAAAAGATGTAATAGCCAATCGGGTGATGGATGATTATGAAATTTCAACTATTCGGGCTAATTACGGTGAAATTGCGGAAGAACAGATGCCGGAATTGGAAGCTCAGTTAGAGTCGTTAAAAGCTAAATTCAATAATGAAAAGAAAGAGTTTGAAGCGAAAATTTCAGCATTGCATACCCAATTTAAAGATCTTGTTAATCTTGCTAAGAAAGGAGTAAAAGATTACCCTTTAAAAATGATTGATACTTTCCGTATTCCTGTCATGGGGTATTATTTGTATTACTCATGGGTGAATGACGCTTTTCGTTTGGCATTGGTTCAGGAAATTCCGAAACACGAATATAATGACTTGTTCAATTCTGGAGAAAAGAATCAGGAAGCACTTAAGGAATTAGGTTATGAACTTCCGAATGTTGATTTTAAAGATACACGAAAAAATGTTCGTCAGTTTGGTGAGGGTGAGAATATTGTTGAGGTATGGGAAGAAGATGGATATGATGTTTGGTTGGAGCAATGGATAGAGGATTTGGTTGATGAATCAACCGGTGAATCTATACCTATTCAACGACATGAATTACATCGTTCCCCAATAGAAGAAAGCCCATGGAGAAAGGAGGATAATAATGACAAGACTGGCACACAAGAAGGGAAGACCATCGAAGTATCGGAAGAGTCTGAAGAATAATCCATATTGGGAGGAAGTGAAACGAAAGGTTCGTATTCGTGACGGGCATCGTTGCCAAGTATGCGGTAAAGCTTACAATTTAGAAATTCATCATAAAGTCTATGAAGTTGCGGGATATTCTATCGTAGGTCATGAATTAGAATTCTTGTATTGTCTTGAAACGCTATGTGAAGATTGTCATGCAATGAAACATGGTAAATAAATCATCCCGGTGTCCGTTGGTTCGGTATCCGGGAGCTATTATTTAAACTAACTTATATGAAACAGATTAGTACTAAACAAGCACAACGTAACAGAGAAATAGCCAAGATTAAGAAAAACCTTCCTTCCTATTGTGTTATATGTGGTAAACCGGCTGTAGATGCTGCACATTTAGTTCCTAAAAGCATGTATCCCGAACACTATACAAATCCTTTAAATATCGTTGGATTGTGTCGAGAATGTCACAATAAGTATGATAATAATTTATCCTTTAGACGTAAACAAAAGCGTCTTATAGAGCGTGTGAAGTCTTTTGATGAATGTGCAGCAAATAGATATTTTCGTTTATGAATAGTTATCAGTTAATATCCAAGCTTCGGAAGATTAGAAATGATACTTATCTCACCGCAATAGATCAGGCATTATATTATGAACTAATATCTATTTGCAATGAAAAGGGCTGGAAAGAGGTGTTTGAGGTTCGTAGTTCTGTATTATGTACTTCATTGAATATATGGGATAAAACACTACGAAAATCACGCAAAATACTTGCTGATGCAGGTTTAATATCTTTCGAATCATGTAGAGATAAGAGGGTAGGATGTTATTATTCTTTTCAGACAATCCTAAGCAATGATATGAAATCATCGGTAATATCATCGGTAAATGGTACTGATGAAAATACCGGAGAAAATACGGATGATAACAAAATAAAAGATACTCAATCATCAGTAAATGATACGGTAATTTCTTCGGTACTACGTACTGATGAAAATACCGATGATAAAAATTCTACTCCGGTAATATCATCGGTAAATGGTACTGATGATATTAAAATTTCACCTATTATAGATATTAATAAAACTATAAACGTAGAGAGTCACGCACACGTGCGTGAGACTCCCCCCACTCCAAAGAAGAAATCCCGAAAGGAAAAAGGGGATGAAACTCCGCTGGTTTACCCTTTCACTTCTATGGCTTTTATGTCAGCATGGGAAGCACTCCGTAAAACTCCGAAATGGAAGAAGAAGCTTAACTATGCTCTTCAACTTTCGCTTGATAAACTTTCTAAGTTTGAAGAAGAGTTTGCCATCCGGCAAATTGAAAGAGCAATTGAGTCTGATTGGACGGGAGTCGTATTTACGGGAACTGAACGAGATTATCAAGAATGGTTAAAATTAAAGTATGGAGACAATCAGAAATCAAGTACTAGCAAACAGGAAGCAAATGACTATGCCTTGCAACAATACCTTGCCGAGCGTCAGCGAAAAGAACAAGGGATGGCTGGAGAAGTGGAGAGACCATTCTGATATTGAACGAGTCTTTTCTCCTGTAAATTGGGGATATGTAGCACAAAATCCTGAGAAAGCATACTATTCGGATTGTCCTACGATTCAAAAGTATGATGAAGTATATGGCGAAGGAAATGCGGAAATGTGGATTTATGGTCAAGTACTGGCTTTATTTGGATCCAGTTCTTGCAAGGATGAAGGAATAGCCAAAGGAATTGGGATTTTTTCTCAAACATTTGCTTCTGCTGTTCGCATCTATAAGTTATCAGAATTAATGCTATTCTTTTCTCGTTATAAGTCTGGCAGATATGATAATTCATTTTCTCAATTTGATGCTAGAAGAATAGGAAATGCCTTCTTTAAGGAGTTTATCCCAGAAAGAAATAAAGAGATTGACTTCTGTGAAAAGCGGAAGATAAATGAAGAAGTATTGCTCAGAAGGGAATTACCTTGCGGATATGTAATACCTGAAGGTTACAACCCTTACACATGGTATTTGGAAGCCAAGAAACGTGCAGCTAATGGTGATGCGGAAGCTATTGCAAGTTTTATTCCTCCAACCTTATGAGAATATTATTAAACACTATTATTCTTTTGGGACAAATCTTCTGTTTTGCCTTGTGATATATCACTTGGCAAATAGTCTGTTAAGCTAATATCTCAAAATTATGTTAATTAAAGGTTATCCGGTAATCTGTAACGGTATTCATTACAACGGAAGACATCTGAAACTTATATGCAAACGTTGCTCGTTGTACACTAAAGTAAAGCAGCCATCAAAAAGTTCATGGCGCATAAGTGGAATCGATAAATGTATAATAAATCATGTTAGTAGGAACAACAAATCTTAATACTACCCTCAACTTAACCTATGTGTTGACAGATGTTGTAGAAACCCTTCTCTATGATTTGAGAAGTGAAATGGGGAAGCAAGGCTATGAATTACGCCACGATGCGAAACGTAACTTCAACACAGCTATAGCTTCTATTCGTAAATTGAAACAGGACGTTGACAAAACCCAGTTCTCCACACAGGAGAATTTTGGAAACGACTCCGATTGCCTTCTTGCGTTTATCAGATTGTTGGTAGACCGGTGCGGAGACGATGATAAGAAGATGTTCGAGTTTTATAATTACATCAAGCGGTTCCCTTCACAACTTGGGTTGGAGCTGGCTGATGAGAAGAGTGTGTTTGCGCATATATTTGATAATTGATATTCATAACGATATAGATATGAGTGAATTATATATACCCATAGAACGCCCTACAAGGAATTTGGTAAACGGAAGATTCTTGAAAGGTCACACCCCTCATAACAAGGGGAAGAAGTTGAAATTCCATTCGAGATGGAGTAAACGTAGATGCTTAAAAAATTTGGAAAAAGGACGTGGAGCATGGCACAAGACGGGTGCTGGCATGAATCGGAAAAGTGTAGTAGCTATAAAAAATGGTCAACTGTGTGGTATCTTCCCTTCTATTCAAGATGCAGGCAAGGCAACAGGGATCAGCCCGTCCTTGATTAGTTATATCTGCCATAAGAAACCCGGCAAACACAAAGCTTGTGGTTTTGAGTGGTTTTTTGAGAATGATAATACCTGGTGTGATTTGATATTAAATGGAAATGGATGATAAACGAAAACAAATATTGGTAGATTACATATCATACCTGTATACAACAGGAAAGAACTATGATTCCATTGGCAAGTATATCAAGTATGTAACGGATTTTCTTGAGAGCGCTGAAGAAATCAATCGCCGAGGTTATTTGAAATATAAACATAAAAATGCGGATGCTATGGTGCGCCATTCGTTTATGTGTGCGGCTGTTTGTGATTTATTGTCTTATCTTAAAATCGGATATGGCCGACGGGAAAAGGCTGTAAAACCTTTGGAGAAACTTGAGGTTATTTCAGAAAAAAATAAGAAACTGCTCCATGACTTCATAATATGGTTGACTGATAACAATGATTATTCATCACATACAGTTGATATCTATCACACCTCTCTTAAGCAATACTTCGAATACGCCAATGAACTGAATATGGAGAATTGCAAGCGATTTTTAAAAAGCCTTGAAGAGGCGAAGCTCTCTCCTGCCACCATTCGATTACGTATTACAGCCATTGAGAAGTTCTCTAAATGGATGAAAAAGCCGATAGAATTGAAGAGGCCTAAAATGAAACGTAAGTTAGATATTTCTAATGTTCCTACCGAAGATGAATATAATCGGTTACTGGAGTATCTTAAAACAAAACCCAACAAGGATTACTATTTCTTCATCAAGGTATTGGGTACTACAGGGGCCCGGCTCTCGGAGTTTCAGCAATTCACGTGGGAGGATATAGCGACCGGTGAAGTTGTTCTGAAAGGGAAAGGGAACAAGTATCGACGTTTCTTTTTCCAGAAGCAATTGCAGAGGGAGGTGAAGGACTATATAAAGGAGACAGGCAAATCCGGTACTCTTGCTGTCGGGAGATTCGGACCGTTGACTCAAAGAGGTTTTTCTCAGCACCTGAAAGCATGGGGTAAACATTGTGGTATCGATTCGAAAAAAATGCACGCTCACGCCTTCCGGCACTTCTTTGCTAAAATGTTCCTGAAGAAAACCAAAGATGTAATTCAATTAGCAGACCTTCTCGGTCATGGTAGTGTAGATACGACAAGAATTTATTTACAGAAAAGTTATGATGAACAACAAAGAGACTTTAATAAAAACGTTACGTGGTAGTGTAGCTCAGCTCAATGAATTGTCGAATATGACTGAAGGTATAGATGTTTATGACGCTGCCGGATATGTTGATACTGAATTTCTCATGGAAGCACTATCTTGCGTCAATGCCTTCATGGATGCGAGCAATATGGTTGTAGAAAAAATATCTTCACTGTTAGCGCCGGATGCTCCGGCCGACGAAAAGAAAAAGCAGGCTGATGAAGGTAAGAAATGGAGTGCGGAAGAGATATTGAAACATTGTACTCTTGAGGATAGTGTTCTTAAACTTCCGAAAGTACAATTCAATAAGAAATCCTATGCCGAAGCAAAGAAATGGATAGAAGAAGCTGGCGGCTCATGGCAGGGAGGTAAGATACAGGGATTTACATTCCCTTTTAATCCAAAACGTGTGTTCTCCATCTTGAAAGAAGGTAAGCGATGCGATTTACAAAAAGATTTTCAATTCTTTGAAACGCCTGCTGATGTTGCCGACTGGCTGGTTATGCTTGCCGGAGGGATATATGAGGATGATACAGTATTAGAGCCGAGTGCCGGACGTGGCGCTCTGATAAAAGCGATTCATAGGTCGTGCCCGTCAGTAACAGTTGAATGCTATGAACTGATGCCGGAAAACAGAGAGTTTCTTCATGCACTTGATAACGTAATATTGCTTGATGAAGATTTTACGAAAGATAGTGTAGGACATTACACTAAAATTATTGCTAATCCTCCGTTTTCCGGTAATCAGGATATTAACCATGTAAGGCTTATGTATGAACGCTTGGAAGAAGGTGGAACTCTTGCTGCTATTACCAGCCAGCATTGGAAATTCGCATCTGAAAAGAAATGTGTTGAGTTCCGGAAATGGTTGGAAGAGGTTCATGGAGAAGTTTTTGAAATCGGAGCAGGTGAATTCAAGGAAAGTGGAACGACTGTTAGCACTATGGCAGTTGTAATAAAAAAGTGATTCAAATCAATAAAGAAAGGAGATAAAATATGATACTTGCTACTGATAAGATGGTATTTGTCACCGATCAAGATAATTCAAACGAATACATTGAGAGTCTTATAACTGAGTATGGGACTAATCAATACTGTATAAAGATTGACCGTACGTTAAATCCACCATATTACCAATTATTCCACGAATGGAAAGAAGGTAAGCGGAAATTAAATCGTGAACTTTTCTCTTCCAGTAAGTTGGGAAAGATTGTAAACTACATAAATGAAAACATTCAATAAAGAACAAGAAAGGAATAAAATGATAATAGCATGGTTTTCTTGCGGTGTAACATCCGCAGTAGCTTGTAAGATAGCGTTGAGCTTGTACGATGATGTGCAAGTTTACTACATAGAGACTGGCTCTGGACATCTTGATAACGCCCGATTTCTTGCGGATTGTGAAAGATGGTACGGTCAGCCAATACACACCATTCGCAGCGATAAGTATTCCAACGTAGAAGATGTACTGATTAAAAAACGGTACATCAATGGGACTACTGGAGCAGCTTGTACATTTGAGTTAAAAAAGCGAGTCCGTTACAAGTTGGAAAAGGAACTTGGTTCTTGGGACGGTCAAGTTTGGGGCTTTGATTACGACCCTAAAGAGATAAACCGAGCCATCCGATTAAAACAGCAGTACCCAAACACAAAGCCACTGTTTCCGCTAATTGAAAAGCAGATTACGAAGCCGGATGCGATGGGTATGCTTTGGAAAGCTGGTATTGAAATCCCCACTATGTACAAGATGGGATACAATAACAACAACTGCATCGGTTGCGTGAAAGGTGGTATGGGATACTGGAATAAAATCCGGAAGGACTTCCCGGAAGTATTTGCTCAAATGGCGCAGATTGAGCGTGATGTTGGAGCTACCTGTCTAAAGGATAAAGACGGTCGTATCTTCCTTGATGAACTACCAACGTGGCGGGGCGACCCAGTAGAAGAGATTATACCGGATTGCTCGCTTATCTGCCAGATAGAGTTTCAAGAGATAATCGACAGACAGGTAGAGCGAGTTTTGAAAGGAGAAATTAGTATTAACGATGTAGCCTAATTAGGCTCAAAACAGAACAGAAAGGAGTTGAAGAATGAAAAAAAACATCAAGGAGGCAATAAAGGAACATCTTTATGCAAATGAGTTTGCAGCAGACCCGAACAATCCGGGGTTTGTGGATAGATTTATTGAACACACTAAAGCTGCGGAATGGGGTGCAAACTGGCGCATCAATAGCGTGTGGCATGATGCAAAAGAATGTCCGGAAAGGAAAAGAAATTATCTTGCTCAATGCAAAAATGGTAGATTTAACGTAATCCCTGATTCGATGAATTGGGATAACTTTTACAAAAAAGCAGAAATTATCCGTTGGGCATACATCGAAGATTTACTACCTAATATGGAGGATTAAATCATGAAACCTATATTGAACACTGAAGACATTAGGAAATTAAAGACTGATGAACGCTTAATTGAATGTTCTTGCGGCAAAGTGAATTATTATAGATTCCTATGTTTCCACCCACGAAACACGAATTATGTAATTCTATTGAATCATTGCGAAGAGCCTGAAAGGTTTTTTATTCAAAACCTTATAGACCGGTTCTATACAAATTATACAAGTCGTGATATAATCACTTATCGTAGAGATTACGCCATTAAGAAACTCAAAGAGTTTGAACAAGCGTTGTCTGAATTAGGAGATAAAGATGAGTTATGAGATATGCACTTAGAAATCAAGATAAGATTGCTGCTGCATATAGTTCCGAATACTTGAAAGAGCATATAATCGGAAGCCTTGACAGTTATTTCAATGTTCCAAGAAGTCAAGAAGAGGTTGAGGATTTTATTTACAGTTCGTGTGTTTGTTATAGCACAAATCAAGGTAACTACCCAATCATGCAAATTAATGACATTGCAGACGATAATGCCATGTTGGAATTTGCATGGATAGGAACTCAATATGATGTGATTAAACTTGCCTTTTTAGGCAGAATGAAAGGATAAACCAATGAAAAATGTAACGAAACTCGCTAAAAAGTCCGCAGGGCTTAGCCAAAAATGTTCGATTTGTCCACTTATGCAAAGATGTGATCCAGAAATAAACAGAATTTGCTTTGATAGTTTTGTGGAAGGCTTTAAGAAGGGGGCTAAAGCAGCAGAAAAAGAAATAAACAAGAAATTCAAATCCGATAAAATATGAATAAAAAGAGTAATTATGATAAGAAAAATACAGTAGTAATATATGGAAACCGTAGAACTAATAATTAAAATCGCATTGTTTATCCTCAATGCTTCAGCTGTTGCTTTCATTGCAATCATGATAAGCAAATGGCACAAACGTATGGAGGACAAGCTGAATAGTATTCAAAGATATATTCATCACGTAACAGACCGTAATGATATTGTATATATCAATCAGCTTGAAGAGATAAAAAGGATACTGATAGAATCTGAACGATATGAGGAAGCTGACAAAATATGCAAGTGTATTGAGATTGAATTCGATAATTTTAAAAGAAGAGTGGGAAGTGATGAAACAAGAAATAGACAACAACCTACTGGCTGACTGCTTTGAATCAGCCATGAGAGAGAATGAAAGGCTCTTAATAACTTACTGAACCAATTCTTTCAGTAATTTAATTATTACCGAGTAGTCTCGTAGGGGATTATTCGGTATTTTTAGTTTGTGAAAGTGTAATTATGGCAAAATTTAATGAACAGATAATTAAAGAATGCAAGCTGTGGGTTAGCGAAAATGGACTCATGGAGTATGGAGGAGCAAAGCTGAAAGATTTTTGTTCTCACTTCAATATAGACTCTCAGACCTATTATCGTTGGCTTGAAAATGCGGATTTTGCGGATGCTATAAAAAAGGGAAAAGAATACTTTAAAAACGGGTTAGAACGCAATGTAGTTTCTTCCCTTGCAAGATCTGCCATCGGATATGAATATGAGCAGGTTTCTTCTGAATACTATATGGAAGGCAAGAAAAAGAAGTTGAAAAAGGAAGTAAGAAAAAATGTCCGTGTTGAGCCTAATGTGGGAGCTGGTATATTCCTTCTCACAAACCTTGCTCCTGACAGATGGAAGAACAAACAGAATACCGAGCATTCAGGAGAAGTTTCTACAGGTTTGACCGTTGTAGTCAATAACAAAGAAGATGAGGATTTGATAGATAAGTTAAAGAAGTTCTAATGAATGCGACCTATGTGTATCTTGAAAATCTTAAAGCATGGCTTTCCGGCAGCAGACTTATTGCCAATAAGGGCGGGACTCGTTCGGGGAAAACATATTCGCTTGTATCGCTCTTTGTCACCATAGCTACAGGTAACTCTAAGAGGCGTGTGATAGATGTTGTTTCTGAGAGCTTGCCGCATTTGAAGCGAGGTGCGATATATGACATTGAGGATATTCTTTCCAATGAAGGATTAATAGAAGGGATTGACTATAATAAAAACGAGACCGACCATATATACACCTTCAATACAGGAACAAAGATTCGTTTCTTTTCTGCTGATGATTGGGGCAAGGTAAAAGGCTCTAGGCGTGATATTCTTTTCATAAATGAGTGCAACCGTATAGGATATGAGATATACCGTCAATTATCCGTCCGCACAACGGAATGTATTTTTATTGATTGGAATCCGGACGCTGAGTTTTGGTACGAAATGAAAGGGCTACAGGTAAGAGAAGGAACTATAGAAATTCATTCTACATATAAAAACAATCCTTTCCTTTCGGAGCAACAAATAGCCGAAATAGAATCAAACAAAGATGATGAAAATTGGTGGAAAGTATATGGACTTGGATTAACTGGGCGTTCCGTTGGAATCATTTACTCCAGATGGAGGCAAGTTAATGAAATACCTACCGGATCAAGATTGATTGGGAGAGGGCTTGACTTTGGTTTTACCAATGATCCGACAGCGATTATTGACGTTTATCTGAATGATGGTAAGTTGTGGTTGGATGAACAGTGCTACGAGAAAGGGCTTACGAATGATAAGATAGCGAGCAGGCTTAGAGATAAGAATTGCGATGTGGTTGCTGATTCTGCCGAGCAGAAGTCTATACAAGAAATATTCAATTATGGTATTTCACGTATAGAACCATCTCAAAAGGGACCTGATTCTGTAAGAACTGGAATTCAGATATTGCAGAGATATGAGATGTGCGTAACAACAAGGAGCCTAAATCTTATAAAAGAGTTGAGAAATTACAAATGGAAAGAGAATAAAATGACCGGTGATATAACGAATGAGCCGATAGATAAGTTTAATCATGCGCTCGATGCTGTTCGTTATGTAGCATTGAATAAGTTATCAGAGAAGCCAATAATACGCAGGCCAAAAGCAAGATTAGGACAGATATGACAGTAAAAGAATTTTTAATAAAGAGTGACGTTTGCCGGGACCAGGAAGGATTGAGAAAACAGATTGAATCTCTACCTAAGCCGGAATTTATCGGAAACAAGCGAACGCCTTCCGACTTGAATGATATAACCATGGGACAGTTGATAACACTTCAATCCATGGAAAAGTCTAAGGATGTTGCGTTGACTCCATGTATGACTATCCTCGGCATGAAAGAAAAAGAGATTTTGAAATCAAAGGCAGAGATAGTTCTTGGTTTTTCGATGTGGGTTATATCGGAAGTGGATCATATCAGCAAGTTGTTTGCATCTACAAGTATTGAGTTAACTCCTATTCAAAAAAAAGCCGGGTATGGGGATTTAAGATTTGGTGCTTTTGGAATTATCCATCGATATGCTCAAATGATGGGTATAAACAATCATGATGATGTAGAGGATGTGCCATGGATTAGAATTTATAAATGTTTTGATATGGAGAAAAAAATAGCACTTTGCAAAATTAAGGAGAGCAAAATTATTGAATATGAAAGCAAATTAAAGGCGAAACAATAATATGACAACAGTCGAGCAAAAAATAAAAAGTATAGTCGATAAGATGGAGGGTATAACTTACATCTTCGATAATTGGCGTATGGCTAATGTAAAGCTAGATAAGGTTCCCCTTCCGGCTGTGATTAATATTCTTCCGGTGTCCGGTAGTTTTAATTTGAGTAAGAGCCAAATAAAAGACTTTCCAAACTGCCTTATTGCTTTCGTTGATAAGATAGACCTTGATTTCGATGGAACTAAAGCAGACCAAAAGGTGGAGCTCTGTAAGAGCTATGCAAAAGAGTTCATTCTTCGATTGAACGAAAGCGGATTGTTTGAATATGTGGATGGAGATATTTACTACTCTACTACATATGACCGACTAGACGTGAATGTGGCTGTCGTTGCAATAGAACTGAAACTAAAAGAGAAGCAAGGTCTATTATTGTGCTACGGTAACGAAATAGGAGAAATGTTCAAAAAGATAAGGAATAAGTTCGTTGGAAGCAAAAAGTGAAGCATTAAGTATCTTAGAGTATGAATTGAACGCCTTTAAACAAAGGGTTATTGAGAATCATATCAGAGCCGGACAAAAAGCGAGTGGAAGAACTATATCTAGTTTGCGAGTTGAAATAACATCGGATGGTGGAATTGTCTGGGGAAGAAAACCTTTTGCAACGCTAGAAACTGGGCGAAAGGGCGGTAAGGTACCAAGAGGATTTTATAAGATAATTTACGATTGGATAATTGATAAAGGATTAATATTCGAAAAGCCAAAATCTGTCGCTTATCTTATAGCAAGAAAGATAGCGAGGGAGGGAACCCAACTACATCGTGATGGTGGACGTGATGATATTTACTCTAAAGAAATAGAGAGAACGACTGAAATCATTATGGAAAAGGTCTTCGGAATATTCGAAAGGGATGTTACACATATAAATTTAAATAGCAATGAGGACAGAGGAATTTAATGGGCATACAATAACATATCCGGATGAAACTTGTTTTGCTTTCAATCCGCAGATTGTTACAGTAGATAGAGTCACTAGTGATGTTTCTTTCCGGGTTGGCACATATTATAGTCCTGTGGACAAGAGATCTCCTATTGATGGGAAAGTATCAATAGATATATCTGAATATATAAAAGCTTGGATGGAGGTATCTCCTACTGACATTCCAAGTCATTATTCTCTTTCTCTATCTGTCATTATAGGTGAACAAACTTTTGCTACAACATTGAAGCCTATATGGGGAGCAATGAATATAGGAGAGGTATTTAATCCTTCTCGTACTGTTACGATGTTTAGGAGATTCCCTTCCACCATCACGATCTTTAATGCTAACAATGATCATGTAAAGATTAGATATGACAATAATGAATATCAGGACTTCTTCACAAATAATGGTTTAAGACATTGGGATTTTAGTGAAAAGTTTAGGGATGCCAAGGATTTTGGAATGATTAAGATACTCAATACTCCAGAATCTCCAAGCGCATTCCAATATACTTTTGATAGAACATTTAAACCTATTCCCGAAGATGCAGTATTTATCAAGGTGGTTTTCGATGATTGTGATAAGGGGATTTATCTGCGATGGTTGGATCGTCACGGATTTCTTCAGTATTGGTTGTTTCAAGAGGGAGATTTAACCGGACAGTCGTCGAATGAAGGCGAAAGGCTGAATGTTGATTATAGCGATGTAAAATACACATATAACGGAATGGGGCGTTATCAGGGCAAGATTTTCCAAACAACAAGAAAGGCGTGTGCCACATTAGTGAATAGAGACACATTCAAGATGCTTTCTACAATTCATTCTTCTCCTATTGTCGATATGTATATTGATGGTAATTGGATTCCTGTAAATATAGTACCGGGGACATTTACCGATAGTGGTGCAGACCTTCAAGATTTCGAAATTCAAATAACTATGCCGGAAACTATAACACAAATGTTATGACAAGAGACGAATTATACATCAATAATACAAAGGTTGATCTAGGTAAAACGGATATTACTTTGAGTTATAAAAGTAATTTGCTAACCGATATTAGTAAGATCGTAAGTAATAGCAGCTATACTATCAAGCTACCGAAAACAGCGAGAAATCTTGCTTTGATTGAGTGTTCTCATATACCGAGTTCAACGAGCCGTTATCCTTACCTAAAGCATAAAGGCACATTGATCCGGAATGGTATTGAAATAATCAAGGATGCAAATATCGTATTACTTGAAACCGGAGAATTTATAGAGATAGCTTTAACTTGGGGCAATGTCACTAACTTCGCTGGTGTGGTAAACGACGGTAAGAAGCTAACAGATATTACACACGGAACAGAAGAGGGAGTAGATTGGGTAGTGTGGAATAATAAAGGAAGCAATTCAGTACAGTTTCCTCTTATTGATTACGGATTTAATTCCGGTGATCCGAATGTGTGGTATCACCCGGTAATACCTGTTTGGTGGATACTCGATAAGATTCAGGAAGAAAACGGAGTTACATTTAATTTTCCTGCTGATAGAATAAACTTTATAAATCGGATGATTGTACCTCTTTTGAGTAATAATGATTCACAAGAATTGTATGACAAATATCCATCATTTCTTAATGTAGATGGCTACAATTCTGTAGCAAATAGTATTTCATACCTTAAATTATCTTATACGGGAGATAGTACGCAAACTAATTTTGCGGAAGTGTCTGGATATTACAATAGTGATTTATATGTAAAATGGGATACAGACTTAAGAATAATTGGAGATGTGTCTTTTTCTGTTACTTATAATATCGGAACAGATTATTATAATAAGGAATTAAGATTGCATGTAAAAGAAATTGATTCATTAGGTAGTGTAGTAGTCAAGAATACTATTATAAAGAAAACAAAAGGTGCTTATATAGAATCCTCTTTAATTAAATTAGTTTTTAATTTTGATGAGAATATTCATGTTGATTTAGGGCAGTATATTGATATTGTATACCAAAGTGCAGATATATCAACAATTAATTATTCTGCCCTCTCTTTATATTTCTCAGCTAGAGGTGAAGTTCTTTTTGGAGAGAAACTTCCCTTAGTTCCCAATCTTCCTGATGTTAAACAAATAGACTTTATCAAGGCCATTGCCTCAATGGTTGGTCTGTTTGCCTTACCGGATGGCGTAAATGGAATCAAGTTTATTCCCTTCGATAATCTGTCTGCAAACAAGTTTAAAGCTGTTGATTGGACTAACCGTGTTATTATGGCTTATAGGAGTGTAACACCACGAAGCCTTAAATATACTCTTGACAATATAGCTCAAAATAACAGATTCCAGTACAAAGAAGATGATAAGGTAAAAGGAGATTACGATGGAAATATACAGGTTAATGATGCCACGATAGATTACGAACGTGATGCTATTAAACTGCCTTTCTCCGCTTGCGATGCAAAGAATGGAGTAGCTTATATCCCTATGTATTCCTACAACGAAAACGGGGAGTTACAATACAATAAAACAAATCCCCGAATATTGCTTCTTGACGGTACAAAAGGAGTATTCAAAGGGCTAGAATGGACTACCTTAATTGCAAATAACTACCAGACGTACAAAGGACTAATCAATGATGCAAAGGTAGTGACCGAGTATATCCGTCTCAACAGTATCGAGTTACGAGATTTAGAGATGGATGTACCGGTTTATCTAGCACAATATGGCTGTTATTTGGCTATCATAGAGATAAAGACTAATGAGAATGATATATGCGAGTGCAAACTTTTAAAATTGTAGTACTATGGCGGAAAATGCAACAGAAAAAATATTAGAGATTAAAGTAAAATATGATGATGCTATACGTAAAATTGCGGCATATCGTACAGAACTCGATGCCTTAAAAAAAGAAGAATCTGCTTATAAAGAAGAGTTGAAAAAAGGAAAGATTTCCCTTGAAGCTTATAATCTTAAAATTGCAGAATTAAAGGCGTCATCTCAACAATATACAGATGCAATTCGTGTTCTTAATAAAGAAATTCAGAATGATAGGAAACAGCAAACTGAATTAGAAGGAAGTTTAACATCTCTTCGTGCTCAACTATCTAATCTCACAGCCGAGTACGATAGTCTTTCGGAAGCGGAAAGAAATGCCTCTAAAGGACAAACTTTGAAAAAGAGTATAAATGATATTACTGATTCCCTTAAAGGTGCTGAAGAAGAGACGCAACGTTTTTACCGCAATGTTGGAAATTACGAAGAATCTATAAAGAAGGCAGTATCTGCAAATGTGCCATTTATTGGTCAGATTATGGATATTCAAGAAAATGCAGGAGGATTAAAAGGAGCGTTCAATGCTGCAACTACCTCTGTAAAAGGATTTTTAAAGCAATTGTTAGCCCTTTTGGCTAATCCCATTGTGGCTACTCTGTCTGTTATTTCAGTTGTTATAATGGGGGTTACAAAAGCTATAAACTCCAGTGAAGAGGCTTCTAATCGATGGAGTATTATTACTGCTCCTTTGACGAAAGTTCTTAATGGACTTCTTAATGTAGTTCAATTTTTGGCGGGCGGAATTCTTTCTGTAGTAGAAGCAGGAGCAAAGTTGAATAATTGGATCAGTACACAACTTGAAAAAGTTCCTTTACTTGGCAAAGTGTTTAAAGATATTAATGATTCCAACCGTGAGGCCATTGAATTAGCAAAAGAAAAGATTGCCATCCAACAACAAGAACGTAAGGATGAGGTTCAAAATGCTAAAGATGCGCTAGCTGTATCTGAACTAAGGAACAAAGCTAAGGATAAAGAAAATTATACAGATAAAGAACGTTTGGAGTTTGTAAGGCAAGCTAATAAATTAGAGCAGGAACAGGCGGATAGAAATGTTGAATTGGCTGAACGTAAATTGAAAGCCCTTCAGATAGAATCAGAATGGGCGCAAAATAATAAAGAAGCAAATGACGAATTGGCACGATTGGAAGCTGAAGTCTATAAAGCTAGAAAGGATCAATTTGATAAAACTAGAGAATTGCTTGAACAAGAAAATACTATTAAAGCCGAGATTGCTGCTAAGGACAAAGCTGCTGCCGAAGAAGCAAAGAAACAGGCAGAGGAATACACTCGTATTGTAAAAGAGAGAAAAGATAAAGAAACCGAAGCCATCCGGCAAGCAGAAGATGCAATGCTTGCTTTAGTAAAAGATGGGGCTGATAAACAACGTCAACAAATTAATATCTCATATTCTCGTGAAATTGAGGATTTGAAGAAGAAACTCAAAGAAGAACAAAATCTTACAGCTAAAGCGAGAGACGCAATACTTGCCACTATCAAAGCGAAAGAGCAAGAACAAGCTAATGAGTTGCAAAAGATTTCCGATGAACAGATGATAAAGGATATAGAGAACCGGGAAAAGCTTATATCCCTTCAACTTGAATCTGTCAAAGAGGGTAGCGAGCAAGAGTATCAGTTGAAGATGAATCAACTACTTGCACAACAGGAACTCGAGTTGTCCAATACAGAGAATACGGAACAAATGAAAATTGCCATTCGTGCAAAGTACAATAAGCAGCTTGATGATTTGGTTATTGCCCGTAACGAGGATATAGCAAGGAAAGAGCAGGAAGCAATGAAGCTCCGGTTTGAAACCGAAATAGCAGCGTTGCATGGTAACGAGGAAGAGATTCTTCGTATTAAAGTAGAGCAAAGAAAGGCCGAATTAGATGCTATCCAACAAATGGAAGGGGAAAGTATAGAGGCATTTAATCTGCGTAAATTAGAAGCTGAAAATGCATATATTGATGCGAAGCAAGAGTTGGCCAATAAGGAGGTAGAGATTGAGCAAGTTAAATATGAAGCTATGGCTCAAATAACAGGAGGCCTTGTTACGCTCACTGAGCAACTGGGCGAAAGCAATGAAGGATTTGCTAAACTTTCAAAGATACTTGCTTTGGGAGAAATTGCAGTAAATACAGGAAAGGCAATTGCTGCCGGTGTTGCACAGGCACAATCGGTTCCGTTCCCATCCAATATTGCGGCTATAGCGACAACTATCACTACAATTATGACGAACATTGCTACAGCTATTAAAACCGTGAAGTCCGCCAAATTTGCAACCGGTGGTTTAGTCACCGGTCCAGGAACCGGAACGAGCGATAGTATTCCGGCACAACTAAGTAATGGGGAATCAGTAATGACAGCAAGAGCTACAGAATTGTTTGCTCCGATCCTTTCCTCGTTTAACCAAATGGGGGGCGGTGTTCCGATAAACATCACTGCGTCAAGTAATCAGACCATGGGAGAGGATATGCTTGCAAGAGCCGTAGCAAAGGGAGTTCAGATGATGCCTAATCCGGTGGTATCTGTAACCGAAATAAACACAGTTGGAAAACGGGTTGAAGTACTTGAAAATTTAGGCAGCTTATGACCGCATATGAATTGTTATCTATGAATGCATTGGCTTTAAAAGCTATGTGCGACAAGTCTCTTAGAGTTTCAGATATTAAGTATTTGGAACTATACAAGGATTACCTTAGAATGATGAGAGAAGGTCATAAAAAGACATATATAATGCAATACCTTTCTGATGAATATAACATTTCGGAAAGGATGGTTTACAACGTAATAGAGAAGTTTTCCTCTAATGTTGATTTATGATTTTTTTGGGTGGGCATTTGCTCACCCTTATTTTTTTACTGAAATAACCGTTTCAGTGCAATTTTATTCCTATATTCTTATAGCCGTATCCGGTTTAGTAACTTTGTTACAAACAATTACAGATATATGGCTAAATTATATATTAATAAAGATATTGCTGCTGATGCCGATAAAATGAAATATTGGCTAACTGGCAATGATTCAATTTCTTTCCCCGATATACAGGGCTTTATAGACTGGATTCCCGGTGATGATAATCGCATAGATATTGAACTGCATTCTTGTGGTGGAGATTGCACAGAAGCTTACGCTATTTATGATGCTTTGCGTGCATCAGGTAAGGAAATCTCATGTAAGGTTGTTGGTAATGCTGCATCTATGGCAACAGTAATCCTGCTTGCGGCTCCGATCGAAAGGCGTTCAGCGTATCAACATGCACAACTCCTGATTCATTCGCCATATTATCCTTCCAGTGCAAGAATAGGAGACATAACTTTGGCTAAATTGGAAGAGTTGAAGAGCGAGTTGCAAGCAGAAAAAGAAAAGATGCTCGGATTATATGTAGACCGGACAGGGAGAGATAGAAGTATATTGGAAGCACAAATGGATACAGATAGTTGGTTTGATGCAGAGAAAGCTATTGAATTAGGTTTTATCTCTTCTATCGTTCCGGCTACTTCCGCATCTGCTAATAAAACAAATTTTAATAATAATCCTAATATTAAAAGTATGGCAAAAGAAGAAAAGAAGGTGACAGTTGCGCAAGCATTTCATATGCTTGGCGTTGCTTTGGGTGTAGTGAAAGATGCGCCCGAATCTGTTGGAATGGTGATTACTACATCAACCGGTGACGAGTTGACTGTAGAACGTGAAGAGGGAGAAATACAAGTAGGTGATCCTGCTTCTCCTGATGGTGAGTTTGTTTTGGAAGATGGCCGGACTGTAGTAGTTACCGATGGTGTCATTACGGAGATTAAAGAACCGGCTTCCGAAGAGGATGATACGCAAGCTTTGAAGGATCGTATCGCTGAACTAGAAGCAGAGAACGCTTCTCTGAAATCAAGTGCAAAGAGTGAAGCCGACGCTCGTATCATTGCGGCTGTAGAAAAAGCAGGAGGAGAAGCTTGGTTGAAAAAGGCCACTGGTGCTTATGTTCCTGCCGGTCGGTCATATAATCCACAGCCTAAAAAAACAGAAGAAGTGAAGCCAGTAAGTTTGGTTGAACAAAAGCTTGAAGAAGCGAGAGAGAGAAACAAAAAAAGATACTCAAAAAAATAGTAAGGTATGAATATTTTAGAATCAGTAAAAAACTTAACGAAAGATAACGGGGCGGTTAAGAGTTTACGTGACCTGTTGGTATTGACTAATTTTGTTGATGAGTCATTGGAGCAGTTCTTTACGTTCGTTCAAAATGTACAGAACGGCCAGAAGCTAGGTTGGACTGGGGAAATGGAAGATGTAGGTTGGACTGGCGCTCCTTGTAATCCTACTTATAAAGATGTCACAATACAAGCAGCAGAAAAGACATGGGATATTGGACAATGGTCAGTCCCTTTGAAATGGTGTTATGAGGACTTCATGAATACTATTGCAGAATATGCACTCAAAACTGGTACAAACATTGGTGACTTGACTAGTACGGATATTATGGATGTTATAATCTACCCTGCACTTGAGTTGTCTATCAAACGAATGTTTTGGAGGTTCATTTGGTTCGGTGATAAAGAAGCTCAAAATGCATCAACAGGTCAGATAACTGAGGGAGTAGATGTAGAACTCTTCAAGCCATGTAACGGATTCTGGAAACAGTTGTTTGCAATTGGGGCGGCTAATGCAAACCAAAGAGTAAGCATCGCAGCCAACACTGAAGCTTCTACTGCTGCTCAGCTGAGTGGAATTAAAACGGCCAATGCGGCTATCGGAATCTTTGATTCATTGCTTGAAAACGCTGACCCACGTATTGCTGCTATGGATGGTGCGGCTATTTATTGTACAAAGTCTTTGGGCGATGCTCTTACAAAAGATTTGAAACGTGAATACAAAGAAATTCTTACGTGGGAACAAATCTTTAAGGGATTAGACGTGACAGAGTATAACGGAGTAATGGTATACCGGGTTTCTATTTGGGACCGATTCATTCAAAAGTATCAGAATAACGGTACTAAGTTAAATCTTCCTCACCGTGCTATATATGGATCTCCGAAACAGTTATTTGTCGGTTCTCCTGCAAACCAAATCATTTCAGACTTGGAAATTTGGTTCAATCAGGATGAAAGAGTAACCAAGGCTTATTCAGCCGGACGTCTTGGCTGCTTGATTGGAGAAGACAACTTGTTCCAAATTGCTTATTAAGAAAGGAGATTATTATGGCAGGAGTTTGTGATAATTTAATTAAAAAGGACATCGTACCATCGTGCGATGATCCTATTACTCCGGGAGTAGAGCAAGAGGGTATTATTGCCAACCGTGCGGATATTGATTTTTCTGCAACTACATTCAATACAACACGAAAGAATGTTATCGAAACGTTGGCTATGAAATCCGGAAAGAAAGCGTATAAGGTTGTCGTTTATGGTGGAACGCCATTCACAGGAACCAATACGGCATTGGCGGCCGGAACATATCGTAATACTTTTACTAATACTGTCAATATGGTAATATTAGCGAATGATCCGGATGTGTGTGGAGATATTATTGACGGGTTAGCTAATGGAGAGTTCGTAGTTATATTGGAAAACAAAGCAAAAGGGATTCAAAAAGAGGAGAATCCTGGAGACTCGGCTTTCCAAGTATACGGATTCTATCAGGGATTGAAAGCAGCAGAGATTAGCAGCGATAAATACTCTGAAGATACAGATGGAGGGTGGGCTATCAGCCTGACAGAAACCAAGGTGCCTAAATCCGCCCTATTCTTGTATAAAACAAGCTACGAAACAACTCAAAAAGCGGTGGAAGCTCTTACTGCTGTGGTTGGAGGGTAAATCATGGAATTATTAAAAGTGGTTGGTAAATTGGAAGAGTTGAGAGAGTGTAAAGCTCTCTCTTCTTCTAATAAACTTGATATTGAATTGATGTATCGGGAAGTCCTTGGAAAAGAATTTATTAAAACATCTTGCAATGATTGCTACCATGATGCGGTAATCGAAATGTATATACATCTAAAAAAAACTGGTAAAATGAAAGAAAAATCAAATTACATACTGAAAAATGGTGTTGTTCTACAAAAAGAATTTGGAAGCGGAGATATGTACACCAATGCCAATATTACCGATGAGGTTGCAGAAAATTATTTGGCTGACAATCCTAAAGGTATTATGTTTTTCTCCGGTTATCCTGCTGATTGGGAAAACAAAGTAAGAAGACGTACACTGAAACGAGAATCTATTAGCGATGAACTTATAGCAATTATTGTTGAAGCATTAGATGGTGGAGTTTCAGAAGATTCATTGATGGACGAACTTGCAACTTATGAGCTTGGTGGACGCAAAATCACCGAAAAACAGCTAAACAATCATCTTTCAAAGGCAAAAGACATAATTGCAAAAAGAAAAGACGCTGAAAAGATGGATAAACAGCAGGAAAAGAAAGAGGAAAATATTGAAAAGTCAGAGAAAACAGAAGAAAAATAATCCATTATGAGGGTAAAGGACCTAAAAAAGAAAAGCAGTGACCGGGTAGACGTATCATACTTGCGACAGTTTGGTATACAGGGGTTTGGAGATGACAACCTTTATCCTCAGACTCTTCGCAATATCATTTCTGCAAGCTCTACCGGAAGTGAATGCTCTGAAAGATATGCCAATTTTATAGAAGGGAATGGATTCAAAAACATTCTCTTCTCTGAATATATAGTTAATCGAAAAGGCGATACAGTAGATGACATACATGCTCTTGTATGCTCTGATGTGGGTAATTTTGACGGAATATCTTTGCATGTCAATTACAATATATATGGAGAAATATGTGAATTGAATTATGTTCCTTTTGAAAATTGCAGGCTTTTGGAAGAAGATTCTAACGGATACGTTGCAAAGATAGCAGTTCATCCGGATTGGAGCGGTAAAAAGACACGTGCGGGCAAACCACTTCAAGTAAAAAAAGAGAATATAGACTTCATAGATGTATTCAATCCAAGGAAAGAGGTAGTTTTATCTCAAATAGAAGCTGCCGGAGGTATCGAATATTACAAAGGACAAATATTATTCTTGTCGGGTAATGGTAAAAATACTTATCCTCGCCCACGTGCCGATAGAGTAGCAACAGAGATGAGTACAGATGAAGGACTAGCTAACGTGAAATTCAGAAATGCACGTTGTGGATTCTTTGCGTCCGGCATGATTATTACAAAAAAAGGGACTTCTTCAATTGAATTGGATGATAATGGCAATCCCGTAGAGAATGCAAATGAAGACACAGGATTCTCTGACACAATCACTCAGTTACAAGGTGATACCAGTGCCGGTAAACTGTTAGAGGTAACTTTAAACAGTGATGAAGAAAAGCCTGAATTTGTAGATCTGTCATCAAAGAATTATGATAAGGAGTTTTCTGTTACGGATGCAAGCATTGTAGAAAGAATATATACTGCTTATGGGCAAGAGCCTTGGCTTTGTATACGTAATGGGAAAGTCGGTTTTTCAGGCGATATTTTGGAAGATGCTTTTGAATACTATAATTCTATTGTGTCAAAGCAGCAACGCATGATAGAAAGAGCATTTCAAAAGATTTTTGATAATTGGTATGAAGTTGCAAATACTTCAAACGACTACAGTGTTGAACCTCTTAAATATGTGAGAAATGCAGCAGTACCTAATAACAGTGGAAGAGGTATCTAACCTTTCCCGTAGTATATCCATTCATTTGGATGAGAAAGATATTGAAGTATACATTCGAGAATCTGAGAATATTGATATGAAGAATGCGCTTGGGGATGAACTTCTTATCGATATAAAAAAGAATCCTGACAAATATAATATCCTTCTTAATGGTGGAGAATATGAAAGTGAATGTAAAGGTAAAAGAACCATTGTTGGCCTTAAGTCAGCATTAGCATATTATACTTATGCACGTATAGTAAAAAACGGGGATGGTAATGTAACCCGTTTTGGATACGTAGAAAAAAATGACGAATATTCTTCACGGCCGGATATGAAAGAGAAAGTAATAGCTTACAATGACGCCTTTAATATTGCGGACAGATATTTGAAAGAATGCGTTCAATACCTAAATGACCGCAATAAAGATTTCCCATTGTATAAAGGTAGAGGTAAATTAAAAGCGAATAGAACCGTTTTTCGAATAATAGGAGAATGATATGGAAGTGGAAGGACTATTAAATAGAGCAGAACAAATCAGAGACGAGCATAAAGATGGCGCAAATACCGCAAAACGTGTTGGTAGCCTAATGGTAGATATGGTTAAATCTTTCGGTAGCCAATCACTTGAAATACTAGGTCATTACGATACTTTGGAAGAATTAAAACAAGCATATCCGCAAGGACCTAAGCAAAACGGAATGTATGCTGTAGGGGAAAAGCCTTATAATTATTATGCTTATTATGATGGCAATTGGCAGGATCAAGGGAAATTGGTCGAGCCTTTATCGGTATATCTTTCACCTCTTTCTTTCAGTACTATCATAAATGAAGATGACGTACCCCAATACCACCTAACCGAAATAAACGCTATTTACGAAGCATGGAAATCCGGTAGAATGGTATATGTCCTGGACGAAAAAGGTGAGTATTACAATTTGGGAGTGCTAAACATGCAATTGGCAGAAGATAATTCAAAGTGCTCATTCGTGGCATTAAACCAAGATGGCGTATTATGCTATTATTCCTGCAACCCGTCTTCCGGTGTTACGGGTAAATGGTCTGTTACTCCTATTGGGAAGGATTTATTCGCACTGATTCAGCATACCCATAAAGCAAGTGATGTGACAGAGGAGACAAACAAGCGTTTTGTGACTGATGAGGAAAAGGATGAACTAAGCAATCTAAGTACTACATACGCTAAAGCCGACCTCTCCAACGCCATGACTGTATCACTCGGTCAGAACGGTTATGCTAAGTTTAATAACGGTCTGCTGATACAATGGGGATATTTTAGCGCTGGTGCTTCAAATAATCAGTCTATCAATTTCCCAGTATCTTTCAAATCCTGTTTTTCCCTAGCTTTTTCTAGTTCTACGGATAATACGGATAATTCTATATGGTCTGTGAATTATGCAGCTATATATGCTTCATATTTTACGGTTTATAGAAGATACGCAAACGCGGGAAGTGTATCCCCTTCTTCGCAGTCATTCAGATGGATAGCAATAGGAAGTTGGAAATAATTAATAAAGAATAATTATGGAACAAAAAATGTATTGGAAAAACGGATTCCACGACACACCCCAAGAAGGTGCAATAGAGATTACGAAAAAGTATTGGCAAGAATTGTTAGACGGTCAATCTGCGGGAAAGCTTATTGTTACCAATGATGAAGGGTATCCTATACTGGTCGAGCATGAATATACGATTGACGAACTGAAAGAGATGAAGATAGCGGAAATCAACGCCTATGACAAGTCGGATGCCGTCAACTCATTCACGCTTGCCGGAAAACAGATATGGTTGGACAAAGACACCCGTGTCGGACTGGTCAACTCAATCGGTATTGAGAAAGAATCCGGACGGATGAATACCACGCTTTGGTACAATGCCGAGAAGTACGTTATTCCTGTTGATACAGCCCTGCAAATGCTCAACCGGCTTGAATTGTACGCCCTTGACTGCTACAATGTGACGCAATCCCATATAGCGGCTGTGAAAGGTTTGTCTGATGCCGGACAAGTGGAAGCCTACAATTACAAAACCGGATACCCGGAACAGCTCAATTTTGTATTATAAACTCAAAAACAGATAAAGCTATGATTACATTAGTACTATTATCATTCATTCTCATCGCGGGCTATGTCTTTGCGATGATTAAGAAAGGGAAAGAAATCCCTTATTCAATCAGTGCCACCTACTATGCGCTGACACACAAATTCTGGTTCGCTCTGTGTATGATTGGTTCCGGTGTGCTGCTTCTTCCGGCAGCTTTGGAATCAAGTACGGAGAACAGCCGGTTTCTTGTATTCCTTTCGGTTGTCGGTATGGTTGTGCTCGGTGTGTCTCCCAATTTCAAGGGAAGCGAGAAAACAGCCCATTGTATCGGTGCCGCCATGTCCTTAATCTTCTCCCAGATATGGGTAGGCTGCAACAGTTGGTACTGGCTTCTGTTATGGTTGGGATTCATTATTTACATGATTGTCTCCATGAAGAAGCATTGGACGGGTAACTTCATCTCCGATTTCATAAAGAGAAAGCCTATGTTCTGGATTGAGGTAATTTCATTGTTGACCGTTTATCTTACTTGCTTGGTTTAATATGGAACAAATCAGTCAGATAGTGGCAATGATAGGTGGGATAGTCGCAACTATCCTGCTTCCCCTCATTGGAGCCTTCCAGTTCTACGATTCCAAGAAACGCAAGGAAGCAGCCGCCGCCAAGAAGGCGGAAGCTGAGAATATAACCCAGTATGCAGCCGAGTGGAAAGAATTGTACGAGAAGAAAGAAGCCAAAGTTCATGAACTGGATACCAAGATCGACCAACTTTATGTTGAGAAGAATGAAGACCGCGAGCGCATACGTGATCTACAGTCTAAGAATGTAAAGCTCGAACTTGAGAATCAGTCATTGAATTTCAAGAAATGCGAAGTCAGAGGATGCAAGGAGCGTAAGCCACCCAGTGATTATTAAAACATAATTATATGAGCTGGATAAATGAAAGTAACCGTATCAAGCACCTGCTCTACGCCATCCCGGCAGGTGCACTGTTAACCATCCTGTTTGCGGCAGGACTGGCTGTCGGCATGGAGTTCAAGGACCGTGCATACGGTGGAAAATGGGATTGGCTCGATATTGCCGCTACGCTGATAGGTGGTTTTATCGGTCAGGTGATTCAAATTGGAGTATTAACATTGATATTATAGGAGGAAATAAATATGAGTTTACCAAGAGGACTAAGAAACAATAATCCGGGCAACATCCGCATCACAAAGGACAAATGGCAGGGATTGAGAGAAAAGCAGGAAGACAAGTCGTTCTTCCAGTTTACGGAAATGAGATGGGGCTACCGTGCCCTTATCCGCACTTTGCAGAACTACCGTAATAGACACGGCTGTCAGACGGTGGCAGATTTTATCCACCGGTGGGCACCGGAGAACGAGAATAATACAGCCGGATATATTAGCCGTGTATGCAGTGAAATGCAAGTCCCGAACACATACGTCCCGGACATCAACGACAAAGCGACCATGTGTGCTTTCGCTGCCGCTATCTCACATGTAGAGAACGGTATCCCGGCTGTCATGGCTGACATAGAAGCCGGATGGGAATTGTTATAAATTAAAAAAGGAGGAACAATCATGGCATTAAAAGATATTACATTCAATCAGGTAGAAGATAAATATGTAAGCGACCCTATACAAGTAAATCAAGAAAGCATTGGCTTGCAGCTTGAATTTGAAAAGGGAAGCACGCTACAGTTTTCCATCAGTTACGATAGCGAAAAATTCCAGTCGGTAGAATCCCGGTTGTGTGGTAAGGTTTTCGCCCGCCCTATCGTTGGTCTAAAGAAAGGTCAATATATCAAACTCGAATCTACACAACAGCCCCTCAAGGCTCAATACTTTGAATCTGAAGAATAATGGAAGCGATAGGATTAAATCCGATTAGGCTTGACCGGATAGGGCTTGATCCTATCCGCGTCAATGCGATTAAGTTGGGCGTTCCGGGAGCAGCTTCCGGTTCCGCCCGTCCTTACATAGACCCGGAAGTATTAGCTTCTTTGGTCGCCGTCTGTATCTGTGACGGCAAGAGCAACGACGACCCTGACAGGGCTGTAATCAAGAACTTGGTGGACCCAGACAATCCGTTTGTGATTAGCAATGCGGCTTACAAGCTCAATAGCGGGTATGGGAAGTATGAAGAAGATTTTACTGATTGGATAATATATCCAAATATAAAAGTTACTGATAGTGTAATTACTACCGATGGAAATTTTAAATCTAGTTGGTTTATATATAAGCACTCTAGTGAAAGTAAGATAAATGAAATGAATATAAAAGTTTCAGGTATTCCAAAAGGAGGAAAAATCTTATACTTTTATATTTCAGATGAAACAGCTAATTTGCCTATTGCATATACTATACCAAAAGATGGTATTTATCATTTACCAGAATCTAAGATTAATAATAATCGTGCTAGTGTAGGATTTACAGTAGAAAGTCGTTACGATTGGAATAATATAAGAATAGAGCAAATCCCCTCTTTTGAAGGCGCCTTCGTCACTGACGGTAAAGACGACTTAATCACTTCCACCAAGACGGTTAAGGAGATGTTGGGAGGAAGCAATGAGGTTACCGTGGTGAGTATGATGGCTAATTTGGATTCAAGTCAAATAATGTGTAATTCTAATTTTAGTAATACTAATGGATATAATGTAAGAAATACACTTGAACCTAATGGAGTAATCAGTATGTTAGGTTATACCGATAAAAATGGTACGACTAACAACCTTAATTTAATAATGGGTGATAAGAACTCTATTAAATTAGTTGATAAGGTAAATTTCAATTCTGATTATGTTTTTCATCCTTCATCTTATAATGCATACTCTTTTAAAACTGCTTGGTACTGGACTATCATCGCCAACAAGGTACTGACCACCGACCAAATCAATCAGGTAATATCCTACTTCAATTTGGACAAGCATGTTAAACCGGATATCATCTACGACACCATCCGGCAGGGCATCACCAATGAGAACCACGCTTCTTTCAACGATGAGCTTGTGGACTTCTCCGGCAACGGGCATAATATGAAGATTTACAACTCTGCGTGGAACAAAGAGAGCGGTATCAATGATGAAGGGGCTTGGCAGACTGACGGAGTAAGCGATTACGGAAATGTTGAGAATCTCCCAATTTTGAAAGATTATACGGTTGCTATCGAAAGACGGTGGATTACTTCCCCTGTGGATAAAAATCAATGTTTGGCATTCAAAGGTCATACAAATGACTGGGGTGCTTTTGCTTGTGAGTTTAGTAATGCTGGACAACTTAGAAGCTATACGTTTAGTCCTAGTTATAACATTCTGCAAAGCTATAATGAAAAAAGTTTAGTATATCAATCTAAATATTCATATAGCGGTACTCCTATTGTTGCTTCCGCATCAATAGATGGGTCTACCCTACGGTTGTGCCTTCCCAGAGGTGATTTTCCTTTCTATGCCAACGTTGCTATTAAAATATTCTTGCTTTTCCCTTACTCCCTTTCCGAGTTCCTGCTAGAGCGCCAATTAAAGAGGTATAAGTTGGGTACGCTGTATCCGGATATGGTGGAGTTTAGACCGATTGTGAAGAGTAATAGAGAATATTCTTCAATTTCCTATTCGGTCAATCCCGGAGAATATATCTCTGTAGATAGCATGGTTACTATCACTGTAACGTTGTCAAATACCTCTGACAAACTAATAGATGTGTCGTGCAATGCCATTAGTGATATATCCATATCCGGTGACAATGGCGTTTACAAGATTACAGGAAAGGTTGTCAAATCTCCTCAAAAGATAGCCATAACCATTGACGAGTATATCAGATACGAGGATATTGTACAGCCTTATCCAGCAATAATTAATCTAAAACAAGATGGTAAAACTATCACTTGGGGAGATAAGTTGAAAGTAGGCAGTGATATAGTCTTTGTAGGAAGTGCCAACCTTTTACCGGAGCTATATACTGTATCCGAGACACGGTATAATGGTGTAACGCTTTACCCAAACACTATCATAAAGGTAGAGAAGTCTATGGTGTTTGATAATGCACGTACCTACCTAAAAGCCAATGAGCCGAGCTGTATCCTGTCGCCTAATAGGTTGAGGATTCCAAATTCTAGCTACAAGATACTAGGCTACATTCCGGACTTGACAGGTAAAGGTAATCATGGGGTAATCAACAACTCTGCTTATGCGGGAATGAGTGGGGCTAATGGGTATAAATATGATTGGAATACTTATACTAGCCATATAGCTGGAGTTAAACCAACAGATAATGCTTTTAAGGTAAATTTAACTGCTGAAACTAGTACTACTGCATTATTTGGCACTCCTATTTTTACAGTTGGATCTAAGTCACATTATTTCCGCTTCAAAATAAGCGGTCTTATTAATAACCAAAAGATTCAAATAGATTATCCTAAAGGAAGTGATGATACTGTAATTACTAGTGATAGGTTTGGAAATGGTGAATATTCTACTAAGGATTATACTGTTGGAGAAGTTAAAAGGTTGAACTTCTATGTAATCAACGCTGTAAAAGGAGAACCTATAAGTGTTTCCATTGAACAGCTTCCTGAATACGAAAGCTCATTCTGTCTTGATGGCGTAGATGACTTTGTTACTATTCCTACTTTGGCTCATGGTGCTAAGCAGGTATTGATGAAGGTGAATTTACAAAGTTATGATAGATACTTGTATGACCAAAGAAATAGTTGGAGTCAATACTTAGCTATTGTTTCAGCAGGTAAGACAATAGCTTATGAATACTCAAATAAAGGTGGTAAAACTTATATTGATGGTATACTTAATGAACACATTATTGATAAAGATTTACTGAATATAACTCATAATATAACTGCAACTAATGCTAATATAGGAGTTCAATATGCTCCTAATATTGGCACTTCATTTGCTAGAGGTAATTTTGCTCAAATGGCTCTCTTTGATTTTATGCTATTCCCAGAAATAAGCTCCGAAGAAGAAATCCAAGAGCTTAATGACATTGTAGGTATTGAGAATAACATTGAAGTAAGTTAAACAATTAATTAAAAAACATATGAAATACGCAGTAGTAACAATCGAATGGCTAGCCCAGCACGGTCTGTTGGCTATCCCCACAATGAGAAAGAGTAAAGACGGAAGTAAGGTAATTCTCCACGAAGAGTATTTGGCCCCTTACAAGGATGAAGAGTTTCCGAGATACTATTTTGACAGCCCGGAACTGAACGCCCTTCTGTCGAGTGATGAATGGTCATGGACGGAAGAAGAACGTCCGGCAGGCAGTGCGCAGTTTATCCAGGTGGCGGCAGCTCAAAACCTGTTGAACATAACTAAGGCTGGAATCCAAACAATGAACTTGACAGACAACGAAGCGTTGAAAGTGAAGTCCATGTATCCGTATTGGAACGAGTTTATCAGCAAATCACTAACAACCGGAATGAAAGTGCAATATAATGATGGACTGTACCGGGTAAGGCAGAATATTGCTGTCGTCTTGGAGAATCAACCGCCAAGCATCAACACCGCAGCTCTCTATGAGGAAATCAACGAGATCGCTGCGGGGACAAAGGATGATCCGATTCCATACAATAACAATATGACATTGGAAGAGGGCAAATACTATTCACAGGACGGAGTTACCTATAAGTGCACCCGTTCGACCGGGCAAGCGGTTTACAACTCACTAAAAGACCTTGTAGGTATTTACGTTGAGGTAGCATGAAAACCCTTCCTTATATACTGATTTGCCTGCTGCTTGGCGTGATCGTGTGGATGAAATGCAGTCCGCACGAACCGTCAACAGTTTACATTAAAGGAGATACTGTACATATCCGGGACACAGTAAGAGACACAATCCCTAAGCCGGTAAAAGAAACTCTGAAACGTACCGATACGGTATATCTACCTATTCTGATAGATACAACGACTGACAGAACCGTAGAAGGCGATTCGATTCCGGTACTGATACCGATAACAAGCAAGGAGTATAAGACCGATGATTACCGGGCGGTAGTCAGTGGATATAATCCTACTCTTGATTCTATGGAAATATACAGAGATAATAAAATTATTACTTTTCCACCTTTACAGAAGAAGAAACGTTGGGGATTAGGTTTGCAGGCAGGATACGGTTATCCGGGCGGTTGGTATGTTGGTGCAGGAGTTAGTTGGAACTTGTTTATATGGTAAATACAGAAATGTGATGAAATTATATACAATAATCGATGAAAATTATATATCCAAGAAAGGAGGTAACATGATGCGCTAATTAGAATTCAATCCGTAGACCGGTAAAGTAGAAGGCCGGTAATCGTTAACAAATACCCCAGGGGCGGGGAAAGAAGAAAGCCCCAACCCGTTTCGACGACCAAATCATACACGGGCTAACATCTCAGGGACTGTTAATGGGGCTTCATAGCTTTATCAACAGATTTTGAGATGTTTTGTTTTAACCCTGTATATGTTTAACAGCATGAAAAATATAGATTTATACAAAGAAGTGGTCGTTGCGGTGAAAAATGAGACAGGAGTTGAAGAATACGAAATGCTTCATAGTAACTCCGAGGAAGCGGTAGACGCAAGATATATCCTTATACATTTGCTTTCGCAGAAACTGACCGACACCCAGATATCTTCTCTTACCCGACTGACCCGTCAATCAGTCAACAAGATACGCAACAATTTTCAGTACAAGATAAAGAAATGGAGTGTAGCAACGAACTTGCAACATATTAGCAACGAGGTAGCAACGGAATAATTTAGGAGCAACGCACTTTTCCTGTCCTTTGTTACACGGTTAATGTTGACCGTGTATAAAATACTTATAAGTTATGAAGATTAAAGGAATGAGTGGTGAGGAATACAGTGTCACCGGGCAGGGTCAGGGAAATCTGAATACCGTATTAGGTTCGGCTGGATTAGCGTCTTTTTTTGGGGTGAATGCCGGGAATATCCTTGGCGGTTGTGGTAACGGACGTAATGCAGGTTACGCAGGTCCGGTAGAAGTAATTACTTCGGAAGACAGACCTGTTAGCCGCTATGAAGCCGGTATGATGGATAAGCTTGCAGCGAAAGATTCCGAGATTGCGTTGCTTAAGTCTAACACCTACACAGACCAAAAACTTGCGGATGTCTACGACCGCCTGTTGACTATCATCAACAGAAACAAAGAGGATCAAAATGCAATCAACATGAACCAGGCAGTTTACAACGGCACCAATACCGCTACGCTTAGCTGTATGAAACAGCAGATTGCGGAACTGGCTGCATTGAGCGAGCTTGTTGTTCCTCAGAGAAAGGTGTGTGATACAGGATGTTGCTGTAACGGGTAAGCGTTATGTATTCCAACGCACAAAAACTGGCGGCTGTGCTCAATAAATGGGCGCAGCCCGCTATTCAAGAATTGTTGGGTAGCAATTTGAGCCGGATGCCTTTTCTTTCCAGCATTGAATCAAAAATAAAATCTACCGGATGGGTAAGCCCGATGTGGAGTATGGCAAAAGAGATATCTCCTGTTCTTGATGGCGTTTCATCCTCTTTGGTTGAGCCTTTTCTTGCCAGATATATAAGCGGAATCCCGGATGACTCCATCCCACAGCTTGCCCATAACGTGGTGGATGATGCTATAAAAAATGGTGGATTGTCACTATTTGAAGGAAAGGTGGAGTTCGAAGTAGAGGATTTGGAAGAGCTGAAAACCCTTCTCAAATACAATCTGCCTATTAAAGAGACGGTTTCATCTTATAGCGTATTGACAGAAGAGCCTATTCCGCAAGGTGAAGATGCGGACGAAAAATAACATATAAATCTTTATTATTATGATTCAATTAACCCCAATTGCAATCGCTGCTACCAGCCAGCAATATCTGACTAATGTAGTGGAAAACTTATGCCAGGCGTTTTGCGCTGACAATGGTGTACAGCCTACCGGCATTGTTAATTTTACCGTTGCTGAACAACAAACGGTGAATACTCAGACTATCGTGACGATAAACGCTGCTGTCCTTGTGGCTTACACTCCGAAAGGCTCCTGCCGTACTGTCACCAAACAATGGGTTGAGCAGTTCAAAGTCGCATTTATCGGTGCTGCCGGTGCTGTTCCTACTATCTCTTTGACTCCGCTTGTTACACAGGTGACACCGGAAAATGTGAAATGCTGCAATCGTGCCTATGGCGTAAGCCTTGCTACCCCGCTGACTATTTCCGCCACCTTTCCCGCTTAACGAATACATGCCGGTGTTAAAGTCATCATCGGGAAAGTCCGTAAAGAAGGGAAAGAATATTAATGCTAAAAAATAGATTTATGAAGTATATAGATATGATGAAGAAAGCCAAGGCGGACGGTGTGACCTCCGATAAGGCAATGTGGAAGAGCGTGGAGAGCGTGGATGAAATTCTCTGTGTCGTAAAGGAAGAACACCCCGAACTATACATGGCTTTTATGAGGAAGCAGCATGAATCCCTGTATGGTCCTCATTATGATAGGCATTTTGCCGATGCGGACGTGGAAAAGATTCGCTATACCAATGCATCCGGCGAAAAGAAATCCGGTGCTCATTGGAATATGGATCAGATTCTCGATGCAACGAAATCCATGCCGTTCCCGCAAGGCACAACTCCCTGGGACAAATATGTCGCTTTCAACTCATTCTACGCAGACATGTGTGCAGTCCTCGATGAAGCAACGTTGTTAAAAGCCGCTTTCCGGTTCTATTTCGCAGATGAGGATGCCCCGGTCGGCAAGGTTTGGGAGTATATGACCGCAATGAACTATGAGGACTAACCTCGACATATTACTAGGGCAAGCCGACGACCGATATCACTCGGATTTCTGTCGGCTTCTGTTGGTTATGCTATGGAACGCCTAGAAAGGTGGTTGTACTGGCTGATTCCTCTTGCGATTATTGCAAGGGTTATATCTTTGTGTTTGTCCCTGGCTATGTAGTCGGGGATTTTTTATACCTTTGCCGAAAACTAAATATTATGGCTGAAGAACAGAAATACGACCACGACTCGATCAACGAGTTGCTTTCTTGGGCTAAAGAAACGCTCAACAATAAGAGATACCCGGTTGGGGAATTTCAACTGGACAAATGCGCCAAGATTCTCGATTGCGAGAAGTATCTTGATTCGATGATCCTTGTGATAAGCAAGAACTGGGAGAACCCTACGTTTTACCCGACAGTTGACCAGTTAAGGTTGTTTAGGGAGAAGATAGAAAGGGGAACTTGATAGTACCCCTTTCCTGTTGATTGGCGTCAACTAATGTGCCGGACCGAAGCCCCCTAAACACTAACTTATTTTGCTTTCTAGTTCTCGTTTCATATTCTGTATTGTCGTGCAGGGCTTTCGCCCTGCTGGTCAATTATAAGTCAAACATTATATTGTATTCTGCTTTCAGCTTATCAAAAGCGTTATCAGTAACGGCAATTGTCTTTTCATTAACCCTTTTGATTCCTCTACCTTTTACTGTTACAGGTTTATTTAACCAAAGTGTATATTTGTCATCAATTGCAATTACTAGCATGTCAGCTTGCTTTTTTTGAGCGTCCAAAGATGTTTCTTTGTATTCACCTCTTACCTGTGCTTCTTTTGTCATTTCGATTGTTGCTTTCATAATCTTTATCTTTTAATTGTTATTACTTTATTTCCTTTTTGATGTTACAAATGTAAGGTATATATATCACATTGCAAAACAAATAGTGATATTAATCGTCATTGTTAACATTATTTAGTGATACATATATATCACACATATATAATAAACGTATCTTTGCAAAAAGAAAAAACTAATTATGAATAGAATCAAAGAAGTAATTAAAGAAAAGGGCTTCACTATAACGAGCCTTGCCGATAAGTTAGGTATAGCACGTGAAAGTCTTTCTCGTATGATAGTATCGCCATCATACCCAACACTCGAAAAGATTTCCAATGCACTGAATGTTCCTATGTGGCAACTCTTTGCCTCACCGGAAGAAGTACGATCAAAGAAAGACGGTCTTTCTCTCACTTGCCCTCACTGCGGAAAGGACATTAATATTAAAGTAGAATGAATATGAAAAACGGAGAAATAGTAATATGCAAATCGGAGGACGGACATATAAAGGTTGATGTTCTGTTTTAAGGAGAAACGGTTTGGTTAACTCAAGCGCAAATATGCGAGTTGTTTGGAAAATCTAAATCAACTATTAGTGAGCATATTAAAAATATTTTTGAGGAAGGAGAATTGAATATTGATTCAGTAGTTCGGAATTTCCGAACAACTGCATCTGATGGAAAAGAATATGATACCAACTATTACAACCTTGATGTAATTATATCTGTCGGCTATCGTGTTAAATCTCATCAAGGTACACAGTTCCGTATTTGGGCAATGCAACGGCTACGGGAATATATTATCAAAGGATTTACATTAAACGATGAGCGTTTTACTTCCGGTTCTTCCATGAACTATTTTAAAGAGCATTTGAATAGCATTAAAGAATTAGATGAGGATATAAAGAAAATCGCTCATAAAAAGAAAACATCAAAGTAAAATAGTCATGAATAAGCCACGTAATCCGATCGGATTTATCAAGCCGGAGAAGAAATAAGAGAAGGCAGCCGGATAAGCTGCCTTTTTGTATTTTAGTCCCTGTTTTAGTGCTCTTGTTTTGTAACTTGTTGATTTTTAGTGTTGTTGGTAGTGGGTACGAGAATCGAACTCGTATTACATGCGTGAGAGGCATGTGTCCTAACCGTTAGACGAACCCACCGGAGTTTGATAGATTTAAAAAGAGCCAAGTCTATAAAACTTAGCTCTTTTTATTTTGAGATTTTGCGGAAGCTGGGGGATTCGAACCCCCGGTACCCTTACGAGTACGTCAGTTTAGCAAACTGGTGGTTTCAGCCACTCACCCAAACTTCCTTGAACCCGCATTCTCTCTCAAATGCGGTGCAAATATAGGGGGAACTTTTGGACTACGCAAATCTTTTAGCAAGATTTTTTT